CTAATACTAGTGCTAAGGTAATTGAAAGAGAATTTACACTACCAACATATGATACCTTTGATAAGGACACAATCAAATTTGATGATGCTATCAACAAGTTTGACGAAGGTTCTTCACTATCCTATCAGGAATATACATTCAGTTGCTTTGTTAAGCAAGATGAGTATTATAAGTTCCGTCATAGTATTTCATGGAGTGCTACCGATAAGGCAGAATTTACATGGGATGCAGTAACAGGTGCTATTGGTCCTTCACTATTCATTAACGGTAACGTAATTGTTGGTGATGGTTCAGATTCAAATGGTATGAAGGGAACATACTGGGGTGTTAAACCTTATGGATTTGGTTGGTTCCGACCATTCATAACAATTCGTGTTCCATTCGGTATTTCTACTATCACTATGAAGGAATACATGCTCAATAATACTGGTACTTTATCTGGTGGTGGTTCTGAGGGTGATGGTACTAAGGGTTCATTTATCTGGGGTGCTAAACTTAATAAGGGATTCCTAGACATCTATCAGTCTGAGGCTGGTGAGAAGTTCTATATCTCTGATGAATTTAATATTAAGAACTATATTCTTGATAAATTTGAGGACTTTGTTGAGGAGCAACTCAATAATAATTTGATTAATCCTGCTCCTGATTCTGGAACAATACCTGCTTACAAACCAGAATTGAACATATACTATGATACACCTGAAGTAATGTTCCGTATCAAGAATACTATCAGACTTTATAAGTCACAACTTGTAGATGATAGTTTCTATGAGCAACAAACTGGTTATGTTGGTGTAACACTTCCAACAACTACGTACGTGGCTGGTGGTACTAGAAACGTTCCTGTAGGACTTGGACAAAAAATAGTTGGTTCTGATCACTTCTATGCTGTTGGATCTGATAGTTATGCTGAAATTGAGAAAGTTACAAGTAACGAAGCAAGAATTGCTAAGATCTTTAAGAGATTTAGTTTCAAAGCAGATCAAGTTACTCTAGGTGGTGGTAATGCAGACTTCGCTTTAGGTGAAATCATACAAATCACTGGTAACGCTGCTATAACAGGTGTTGTTTATGCTACTTCTTCTGATGATAACTTCCGTTATATGGACGTTGTAATCAGTGCAGGTACATTCACACAATACCTAGGAATTACAGGTCAAACTTCTGGTGCTGCTCTCGCAGGTGGTACTAACCTTGTTGGATCTATTACGAACTTAACAAATGCAGGTGCTAACGTAAATAGAACTCAAGGTTCTTACGATGGTATCGCTGCTACAGGTGGTAATGGTTCTAACGCAACATTTAACGTAACTGTTGATGATCAAGGTGCTGCTAATATTACAATTGCTAATGGTGGTACTGGATATGGTGTTAGTGATGTATTAACACTTCCTGATGCACTATTAGGTAATGGTGGTGCTCCAAATATCACATTTGAAGTTGGTACTTTAACTAACGCGGGTATTCAAACTATCGTTGATAGATTCCAAGTTATTAATCTCGTTAATGAGATGAAGGCAGGATACTCATTCAAGGGTTATAGTAGTGGTGCTAAGGCAGATATCGTAGCATTCAATAAGAATGAAGGTGCGGTTCTTGATAATACTGGTGGTAAACTTACAATTGATACTGAGAGTGTCGTAGGTGCATTTGAAGAGAATTCAGTTGTTTACCCAGATGCTACTAGAATTTACTTAGATGTTACTAAGCATCCTTCAATAGCAGCAAATATTGCTACGGGTGATAAGGTTGTTGCTACGGGTTACACACGCTTAGGTGTTACTCTCACAGGTGCTAACGCAACTCTTGACTTCTCTGTTGGTCAGTATGTTTATCAAGCAAACAATAATCAGTCAATAATTGACGGTGGTGCATATGGTATTGTTACTGGATGGGATGATGCAAATAATTACTTGTACGTGTCACCAATAGGATCTTCAGCATTCGCTAATGGTCAATATATTGGTCAATACCAATTAGGTGAAACTTCAAGTCCAATAATTTATGGTCAGGTATCTACTACAGTTAACGCAACTACAACTGCTTACGGTACAGTCAGTAGAATTGATGAAATTGGATTAACAAATCGTGTGTATCTAAGTGATGTTGTTGGAACATTTACTGGAAATGATACTATCATTTCTGATGATGGATATAAAGCAGCATCTAGTGAGAAGATAGATGTCGTAGGACGTACTAAGCGTTGGTTCGTTGGATTTGATGGTACACAAACACAGTTCAAACTAACTGAGCAAAACGGTACTCCATACTTCCCAGATCCTGAAGGTCACATGATGGTCTTTGTGAATGGTATTCTACAACCTCCAGGCGCGGCTGGTTCATACACAGCATTCTCTGACATCATACAGTTCAACGAAGCACCTACCATTGGTTCTTCCTTCACTGGTTTCTACGTAGGTAAGATGCGTCAGTTGGATGACATATCATTTGAGTTTGACTCATTGAGATCATCCTTCAACCTTAAGCGTGACGGTACATTCTACTCTATCGCACTTACTGAAGGTGTACAGGCAACTGAGTCTATTATCGCAGACAACAACATCATTATCTCGCTTAACGGTGTTATTCAGCAACCTGGAATCGGTTTTGAACTTGTTGGTTCTCGTGTCGTTTTCAAAGAAACTCCTCGTGTAGGATCAACATTCGTTGGTTTCGCATACATTGGTTCTGATGCTGACGTTACGCAGTCTGAGATTGTTCCTCCAATTGAGGCAGGTGACCTCTTAGACATTCAAGGTGAGACTGAAGATAGAGAAGTTGCTGTCATTGAATCTTCTAATACACTAGTAACATTTGAGTATATCGGATCTGTATTTGGTCGTGATGCTCAAGGTAATGCTGCTATCGTTAAGAATAGAATTGATTCTGTTCAGGTAACCAATCCTGGATCTGGATTCAGCGCACGTCCAGTTATCCGTGTTGACAGTGCATCTGGTTTTGATGGTGCAGTTAAAGCACTGGTTGGTGTTTCTCGTGTAGATACAACCGCCCCTGGTTCAAATTATAATTATCCTGGTGTTACTATCACTAACGTGGTTGCTGATGAATGGACTGCTCCAGATCTCAGTGCATACGGTGAAGAAGCTCTTTATAAAGAAGAGGTTGTTGATACTGATGTTATTAATGTAACACCCGAAAATCTTGCCAACGTGGACAGTGGAGACATTCCTGGACAAGGATCATCTCCAGCGGGTACAGGTACTACAGTTGGAACCTTCGCTGTAACAAGCATATGGTCAAGTACACCCGCCCCATAAATATTAAAAAGTTCTGTAGACATGCCAGCTTCTAATACTACTGCTACTATTGATGGGAATACTCTTACTGTAACAAGTAATGGTCTTCCCGATCCTGCTTTGGCTGGATATCCTTTAGGTTCTGGGAATTTTCCTAATAATCCTAACAATATCTCTGCACAAACTTATAGTTTTGATATTACATATAGAGGTGGAACTAATACTTCTAACCCTCAAGCAACTGGTCTTGGTGGTATAGGTATTGCACTTAATGGTGTATTGATGACCAACCCTTCTGCGGCTGGTGGTCCTCTACCTGGTGATACTAATGCTCTACCAGCGAACTTTCAATGGAATGCAGTATATAATGAAGAAGCGTACGGTGTAGACCCTTGTGGGGGTCACCCAGAGCAGAATGGATCATATCATTATCATTCAGGAAGTTTTCTTACTAACTGTTGGGCAAACGGAGTAATTCAATCCAATGGATACTTCTCAAATTCCAACTATGAAGGTAACTTCTTTAGACATCCTGATGGTCATTCAAAGATCGTTGGTGTATGTTTTGATGGGTATCCGATATATGGACCATTTGGGTATAAAGTTTCAACTGATAATTCACAAGGAACTAAAAGACTCACTAGTTCATATAGAGTATTAACTACTCCACCTGCGAATAGGACATATAGTTACAGCCAATATAATGCTGGAACTTTTATCCAAGATTATGAATACGTAAATGGTTTAGGAGACCTTGATGTTTATAATGGTAGATACGCAGTTACTCCTGAATTTCCTAGTGGTACATTTGCTTATTACCTCACATTAGATGAGGATAACAAGCCAGTTTACCCATACATCTTCGGTCCTAGTACTAAAGAACAGAGACCTTCATAAATACTTAAAAACTTAGTCTAATGGCAAAACAACTACTAGCACTTGGTACTACAGCTAATGATGGCACTGGTGATTCACTACGTGCTGGTGGTACTAAAGTCAATGAAAATTTCACAGAACTCTATGATTCATTAGGTGGATCGGCTGGAGCAGGAAACCTTCTAGTAAGTACTGCATCTCCTAACTTAGGAGATTCTTTGACTTGGAATGGTACTGCTTTTGCTCCAGGTCAAGGTACTAATAAAGCAACGTTAGAACAGAATTTAAACGTTAATGGATATAACATTGTATCTTCAGGTAATGGTAATATTGTAATTCAATCGGATGGAAGTGGTGATATTGCTTTAAGAAATGGTACTAATGCTACCGATACTATTATTGATGGTGCTGATGGATTTCTAAAGTGGAATGCTCCTTATGTTGCATCTGCTAATCTTCCTGCACATGGAACGTATACAGGAATGTTTGCCTATGTTAATGATGTAGGTAAAGCATACTATTCAGCAGCTGCTGGATGGCGTGAGATCTTAGACACTTCTACTTCTACATTACAAAGTATTGGTAATGTTCAAAGTACAACTTATGCAGACGGGGAAGTTCCTACCTGGAATTCTGCTAATGGTGAGTTTAGACCTGGAACTGGTGGCGGGGCTGGCGGTGGAAATATATTTGCTACAATCAATGCTGACACTGGTACAACAACTGCTCTTGGAGCAACTGATACATTAACTGTTACTGGTGGTACATCTATAACAACCAGTATTACTGGTGACACCTTAACCATTAACTATACTGGTTCTGGTGGATTCTCCTATGATGGAACAGGTGTAGCTGAAGGAGACATGCTGATGTATGATGGATTTGACTGGATTCCAGTTTCAGGTCCAACATTAACATGGACTCTAGGTGAAGATGGAACTAATAGTCACTATACATTTACTGGTTCAGGATTTGTAAGTGCTACTAATGATCCTATCCTCTATCTACAAAGAGGACAAGTCTATAGATTTAAGAATGATTCACAGTATGTTGTTCATCCATTTGAGATAAGACAATCAAATGGTGGTAATGCTTATACTGCTGGAGTGACTAATGATGGTTCTGGTACAACTACATTCACAGTACCTATGGATGCACCAGCAACATTATATTATCAGTGTACCATGCATCCCACTATGGGCAACCAAATCGTAATCGTAACTTAATAAATGACGAGAACAATACCTGGATCTGGAGCAGTTATTACACCAATCTTTAATAAAGACTTTGGTGTAGATGCTGTTGTCGTTAAAGACGGTGGTAAAGACTATGTTGCTACAGATCCACCTAAGTTAGATATCACTAATTGTGGTACACCAGAGATTGAAGCAATATTATATCCAATAATAGAAGCTGGTAAGGTTGTTCATGTAAGAGTATTAAATGGTGGTAAAGGGTATGATCCTTTGCGTGTTGTTATAACAGCAAAACAGGATGATAACTTAACCAACGATTCTTTTGATATCAGAAGTATTTTAAGTAGTACAACTGCATCTATTACTACAGGAGCATTTGCTGGAGATAGGTTAACACTAGTATCTAACAATCTTCCAGATCCTGCTAGGACAGGAGTATTTCCTAGTACATTTAATAACAATAATATTTTTGGTCAGACATATTCTCATACGATAGTTTATCGTGGTGGTAAAGATGTTCCTGAACAGAATAATCCTAATCGTCTTCCTGAACAGGTTGGATTACTTGCTAATGGATCACCATTAATATCTCCAGATGCAGGATCAGATGGTACTCCTCCTGTTGGATTTAATTTTGATCAGATTAAGATAAATTATAGAGATCATGATGCTTATCATGGGTATCCAAATAATGATCATTTATATTTGTTCCAAGATGCTAAGGTAGTTGATTCATTTGCTGCTGCCAATAGTTTATTTACAATTAAGACTTATTATAATGAAACTAATTTTGGTGGAGATAAGTCACGTCATACTAACGGACATAGTAAGGTTTTAGGTATATCATATGATGGGTATCCGATATATGGACCATTTGGTTATACAACACCATTAGATGATCAGTCTGCAATTAAGAGAATTGATACTGGTTATAGGTTTAAAACTGGTGTTGAAATTGATGGTAATAGAGTAGGAATCAATACACCTACTAATACAACTTATGTTGTTACTACTGCTAATAGTAAGTTCTTATTAGATGGAGTTGTAGCACCTATTGAACTTATTAATCGTGGTGATACAGTTACATTTAATTTAGATGATGCAAGTAATGATGGTCATGTATTACTATTAACAGATTTTGCTGGAGAAACAGATAAGCAAGGTTGGCATGCAGATAGTCAAACCTTATATGATCAAGATGTTCTTTATGAACGTGGTGTTAAGTATTATATTAATAATGCAGAAGTAACCTATTCTCAGTATGTTTCTAATTACACCTCTGCTACTAATAGAAAACTTGTAATTACAGTTCCTTGGTTTGCACCTGCTAATTTGCATTACTTCTGTTATATGCATCCTAACATGGGTAATAAGACTAATATTCTAAATTATCCTGCTGGTACATTCATTTCAGATTATATTTGGGATGTTACTGAAGGTGATCTTGATGAGCATAATGGTAGGTATTGTGTAACTCCTGAGTATCCAAATGGAACTTATGCATACTTTATGACAACGGCAGCTGATGGGACTCCAGAGTACCCTTATGCTATTGGTAATACTTATTATGGTGATGTAGTTAGAAAAGGTGCAAATCCTCCTGTACAAGCATCTGAAGTACCTAGCGGTGCTAGAGCAGAAGTTGTTCTTAGTGAAACTAATGCTGGTCAGGTTGAATATGTTAAGATGATTGCTGGTGGTGATGGATATTTTGGTGAAGCAAGAGCAGATATTCTTGGTGGTGAAGGTACGGGTGCTACTGCTATTCCCGTAACACAGTCTATAAGTGGTTTATCATTAGATAATCCTGGTTCTGGTTATATAACTCCACCAACTTTATTCTTCCAAGGTGGTGGTGGACAAGATGCTGAGGGTGTTGCTAACATTGATTATAGTGGTATAGTTACTAATATTGCTGTTACTAATCCAGGTAGATTCTATCAAGAACCACCATATATTTACATTCAAGGTGGTGGTGGAGTTGGTGCTAGAGCAACTGCAAGGATTGATCAAGGTGAAGTTGTAGGTATTGATGTTATAGATCCAGGTAGAGGATATACATCATCACCTAATATAATATTTACTAAATTAGTTAATGTAAAAAGAAAGGTTAGAAATCGTCAGTCTTATAATGCTGCTAGTTTCTTTGTTACTGGTCTTCAAAAATCTCTTGATACTAACGATGAAGAAGTAGTTGTAGATAGTACAGATGCCTATCCTGGATCTGGAAAATTCATGATCGGTAAGGAGATCATTGAATATACTAGTAAAAATACTAAAAAATTCTTAGGATGTACTAGAGGTACTAACTTTAGATATGACCAGAGAGTTATAGTTGATGGTATTCAGAACGTTGATGGTGTATCAACATACGAATTTAATGTTGGAGATAGGTTAGTTCGTAAGGTTGAGAGTGCAAGTAATAAGATTGCTAAAGTTTATGACTGGAACCCAGTAAGTAGAGAACTGTTAATTGTATTCCAAGTTGATGAGTTGGCATTTATTGATGCTGGTATTCCATCTACTTCAGATAGAACAGTTGCTTTTGATGGTGGTACTCCTAACGCATCAAACAATACACAGTTACCACATAACATTATAGATGAGGTAGGAAGTAATATTGTCGTCTATCAATTAACTTTGACAGACAAAGCATTTGAAGATGATGCTGAAGCTTCAGGTGCAGGTGATGGTATTCCTGATGTATTCAATACTGGAACTGATTATGCCGACCAAATTAACTTAGATGGTGGGATACATAGTTCATTATATGGTATTGAAGAAACCGTTGGTGGTCAGAATACTACTATCTTCGCAATTGGTGATCAAGTAAAAGATGCTTCTATACCATTTAAGTACTCCACGGTTGAATCTGCTGGAGCATTAAGAGATGGTGTTGAGCATACTGCTAGAATAAGAGTAACATTAGCAACAACAGATACTAATAGTATAGCATTTGTTGTAGGTGAGACTGTAACAGGACAAAGTTCTAATATTCAAGCAACGGTGGAATCATGGGAGCAAGCAACTAGAACTCTAGTTCTTATCAACCCACTTCCATACTTTACTAACAATCTAAACCTCGGAACAAATGGTTATTTCTATGAGTTCTCTGATGATTCTACTGTGACAGAGGTTAGGGTACTGGAACCAGGACTTGATTATACTGCAACTCCAACAGTTGTAATTGAAAATTCTGGTGAGATACAAGCACAGGCAGTTGTTAATATGACATCTGACGGTGACCAGGTTGGTTCTTTAACTGTGACCAATGGTGGTTACGGATATAAGAAAGTAGTTACAGCAGGTACTTTGCACCCTACTGTGACATTTACAAATGCAGGAATTGATACTACAGGAAGTGGTGCAGTCGCTGAGGTTATCCTTGGTGGTGAGAAGCTCGTTGGTGCGGGTGGTGCTTCTTGGAGAATAAAGAGAATAACCTACGATACAAGTATCCGCAACGACTGAGTATAAATAAAACGGAGGAAACCCCATAGGCCATGGCAGCACTACTTACTGATCAATTTAGAATATTTACAGCCCAGAAGTTTATTAAGTCACTAGAAGGACCAGATCCTCTGGCAAGTGACACAACTGCGGGTGATGATAGAGATCGTCTATACATCTTTATTGGTCGTCCCCAAGAATGGGACAACGAAAACTCACCGCCGCAAGCGGTAGACTCATTTGATGAGTTCTCTGATGCTTACGATGATATGATGTCATTGAAGCGTGTTCTTGCTGCTGACACGATTCAAGTCGTACGTCGTATTGACTGGATTCCCCCAGAACAAACTACTGGTGGTTTGGGTTATACTTATGACATGTATCGTCATGACTACTCACCAACTAACACAGCATCGTCTGGTGCTACTAAGTTGTATGACTCTGACTTCTATGTCGTTAACTCCAATTACCAAGTATATAAGTGCATTTATAACGGTACTTCTCCTGCTGACCCTAATGGTAAGCCTTCTACCATTGAACCTACTGGTACTTCTACATCCATCATCACTACTTCTGACGGGTATCGTTGGAAGTATATGTATACTATTCCTGTCGCACAGGTTCTGAAGTTCTTCTCTGCTGATTACATGCCTGTATTCTCAGATGCTTCAGTAAGTTCTAACGCTGTTGCTGGTGAAATTGACACTGTTGTCATTACTTCATCTGGTTCAGGTTATAACAATGGTACATATGATAACGTAGCGATTGCTGGAGATGGAACTGGTGGACGTGTTTCCATCGTGGTTGATGGTGGTCGTGTTATTTCTGCTACTGTGACAT